ACTAAGTACAAAAATAAAATTATATGTAGATGCAGAAGTAGATTTTTTAAATGATGTAATACTTCAAGATGATGGTAATGGTGCATACATCAAAGAATGGAACTTAGATATTGCTAAACCTACTGACGCACAGTTAGACGCATTAGAAACACAAGCACAAACTTATGAAAACAACCAACAAATAATTGCTACTAGAAAAAAATTATATGGAAGTTGGGAAAGCCAACTTGAAGAAATTTATGATGATGGTATTGATAGTTGGAAAGCTAGAATACAACAAATTAAAATTGATAACCCTAAGGAATAATAAATGGCAATAACAAAAATACCAGCAGCAGGTTTCACAGGCAATAACTTTAGAAACATCATCATCAATGGAGATATGAGCATTGCTCAAAGAGGAACTTCGGCTTCAATTACAACATCTGGTTATCACACAATAGATAGATTTAATATGCCAATTAATACTATGGGTACTTTTACAGTTTCCCAATCAACTGATGTACCTAGTGGTCAAGGTTTTGCTAAATCATCTAAATATGATTGTACTACTGCTGATGCTTCTCCTGCTGCTGGAGATTTTATAAGATTTGAACAATATGTTGAAGCACAAAATTTACAATATTTAAAATTTGGAACTTCTAATGCACAAAGTTTGACATTATCATTTTGGGTTAAGTCAAATAAAACAGGAACATATATTGCAGAGTTAAGAAACTTTGATGGTGGTAGAACAATTTGTAATTCATATACAATTAATGCTTCTAATACTTGGGAGAAAAAAACAATAACAGTTTCTGGAGATACTACTGGTTCATTTAATAATGACAATGGTTTAGGTTTAGCTTGTATATTTTGGTTAGGTGCTGGAACTGATTTTACTTCTGGTACATTAGCAACCGATTGGGAAGCTACTACATCAGCAAACAGAGCAGTAGGTCAAGTCAATCTTGCAGACAACACATCAAACGAATGGTATGTTACTGGAGTACAATTAGAAGCTGGAACATCAGCATCTGATTTTGAGTTCTTGCCACATGATGTGAATTTACAGAGATGTCAAAGATACTATGAACTTTGTGATGGTAACAGAGTTGTTGGAACATCATACAATTCTACATTATTTTGTAATCAAATAAGGTTTTCGGTAACTAAAAGAGCTTCTCCAACAATTACAATACAAAATAACACTACTGTATTTACAGTTTTTCATAGTGGAGGTTATGATCTTAGTCAAACTTGGAACACTGATACACAAAATACAGATTATTTTAATATTAATATGACAAATACAAGAGCTACTGGTTTTATTGGGCCAGGTGATGATTTGTTTATAGCAACTTCGGAGTTATAATTATGATTAATACAGTAGAAAAAAAATACAGTGTTATAGATACAGGTTCTTTTAATTTTAAAGTTACCAAACAAGATGGAACTATTTTATGGGTTCCAAATGATGAAGCAAATTCAGATTATCAAGCAATCCAAGAATGGATAGCAGAGGGTAACGAAGTTATCGATAACGGAGCGTAGGCCATGTACTTCGGTGCTACGGCTTTCTCTGAAGCAGCCTTTGCTTCACAGGGCATTCCTCCATACGCATATGTAGAAGTAAACGGTTCAAGAATAAATGAATCTACTGGTACTGTTGGTATATCTGGTGCAGCTAATTTCGGTGTCACAGGAAATCAATTTAACTTTACTATTGGTAATGTTGTTATCAGAGTCAACCAGAGAGTTGATGTCACTGGTGTTGCAACAGAACTTGCAACAGGAACTGTATCTATTACAGCAGCTGCAAATGTTATTCCAACAGGAAGTCAGTTTAACTTTGCAACAGGAACACCGACTTACGCATTTAAGTATGATGTCACTGGATCAAGAATTAATGCAGACACAGGAGATGTATCGGTTGTTGCAGAAGCAGTTGTTGCATTAGTTGGTAGTGAATTAGATATTGATACCGGTAGCCCTACTTATGCATTTAGATATCCGGTTACTGGCTCACAAATTAACGCAGATTCAGGAGACCCAACCATCATTGGTAAAGCAACTGTACTTCCAAATGGTACAAGAGTTGATGTAGATAGTGGTACGGTTACAATCACTGGAGAAGCAAATGTTTCGGTTACAGGAAACAGGGTTGATTTAACAATTGGTAATGTTACAACCAAAGCTAATGCAACTGTTACCGTTACAACTAACAGACAAAATTTATCAACAGGTACAGTAACAATTACAGCAGATGCTAATGTTTTACCATTAGGTAGTGAATTAGATATTGGAACGACTATGGTAAACGTTAAGAAATGGGATGGAGTTGTACCAGGTGCAAGTCAAGTATGGACACCAATTCAAACGAGTAGAGGGTCATAATGTTATTTGGAGCACAAGCATTTTCATCGGCACCTTTTTCAAGTCAATTTGTACAAGATTCGACTGTATTATTAACAGGGAATCAACTAAACTTTAGTGTAGGTAATGTAATTATAGACATTACTATGAGAGTGAATGTAACCGGTAATCAAATAAACCTTGCAACTAACACCATAGATGTGATATCATGGAACCCAATAATTCCAGGAGCAACTGGTGTTTGGATTCCAATAGATCCAGATAACCCATAAGGAGAAAAATGGCTAGTACATATTCAAGTGATTTAAAATTAGAGTTAATTACAACAGGTGAAAAGTCGGGTACATGGGGTACTATCACTAACACTAATTTACAACAATTAGAGCAAGCAGTATCAGGATATATTGCAGTAGATGTAGCGTCAGCAGATGTTGCTTTAGCATTATCTAATGGTGCAGTGTCAAATGGTAAAAATTTTTATTTTAAATTAACAGGAACTTTAACAGCTAATAGAACAGTCACAATGCCTGATTCAGCTGAAAGAGTTTTTGTAGTAGAAGATGCAACAGATAGATCTTCTTCTCTTTTTACTTTAACAGTTAAAACAGTATCAGGAACTGGTGTTACTTTACCAGTAGCTTCAACTAATTTAGTTTATTCTGATGGCACAAATATTAATTTAGGTATTAGAAATAAAGGATATGTTACACCAGGAGCAACATACACAGCAGTCAATGGTGATCAAGTTTTAGTAGATACTTCTGGAAGTGGTATTGGTGCGCCTGTTACAATTAATTTACCAGCATCCCCTGCAATAGGTGATGAAGTACATTTTATAGATAGTGGTAATAACCTAGCATCTAATAATTTAACAATCGGTAGAAACAGTTCTAATATTTTAGGTGTAGCAGCTGATTTAATTATATCTGTAAATACAGCAGCATTTACATTAGTTTATGTTAATGCAACAAGAGGCTGGGCATATAAAGATAACATATAGGAGCTAACAGATGGCTCTAATTGATTTTAAAGTCTTACCCGGAATAGACAAACAAGACACAACAGCTGGTGCAGAACAGCGTTGGGTTGATTCTGATAATGTAAGATTTAGATATGGACTTCCAGAAAAAGTTGGTGGTTGGGCATCATTAGTTACAGATACAATTGTAGGTGTTGCAAGACGTGAATTTGCGTTTGTTGATTTAGATGGAAATAGATATGTTGCTATTGGAACAGATAAATTTTTACTTATTTATTTTGAAGGTCAGCTTTATGACATCACACCATTAAAAGCTACTTTAAGTTCTGCAACAATTGCAACAACAGATACTTCAGCAATTTGTTCTATTACAACAGGATCTAATCACAATTTATCTACAGGAGATATTGTATTACTTGATAATGTAACTTTACCAGGAGGAACTGGATATGCGGATTCTGATTTTGAAGATAAATTATTTCAAGTAACAGGTATTACATCTGCAACGGTATTTACAATCACACAAAGCACAGCTGCAACAGGAACAGTTGCAACAGGCGGAAGTATTGATGTGAAACCTTACGAACAAGTAGGACCCGCTGCACAATCTTATGGTTATGGTTGGGGAACAGATACTTGGGGTACAGGTGGATGGGGAGACGCTTCGTCTGCAAACGATGTATCACTTGAACCAGGTCTTTGGTCTTTAAGTAATTTTGGTCAAGTTTTAATTGCAACTATTGCAAATGGTAAAACATTTACATGGAATTCAGGAGATGCTTCAAGGCTAACAACAAGAGCATCAACGACTACAGCGGGATTTGAAACCACAAATAATCCAACTGCAAGTAGAGTTACACTTGTTTCACCTACAACTAGACACTTAATTCACTTAGGAACTGAAACAACTATTGGTGATACATCTACTCAAGATGATATGTTTATAAGATTTTCAGATCAAGAAAATATTAACTTATATGCTCCAACTGCTATAAACACAGCAGGTACACAAAGATTACAAGATGGAACTAAAATTATTGGTTCATTAAAAGCTAAAGAAGTTATTTTAATTTGGACTGATAATGCATTGTATACAATGAAATTTGTTGGTTCACCTTTTACATTTGGTTTTGAACAAGTAGGTACAAACTGTGGATTGATTGGTAAAAATGCAGCTGTTGAAATAGATGGTGTTGCTTTTTGGATGTCAAATAATGGTTTCTTTATGTATGATGGTACAGTTAAATCAATGTCCTGTAGTGTTGAAGACTATGTTTATGATCAAGCAGATACTACAAAAGGTCAACAAATTTATGCAGGATTAAACAATCAATTTACTGAAGTAACTTGGTATTATCCTTCTACTAATTCTGAATATAATGATCAATATGTTATATATAATTATGGAGAAGGATCAGGAAAACAAATACCAGAAGGTGTTTGGTATATTGGCACCGAAGCTAGAACAACTTGGATTGATGCTAGTGTATATCCAAAACCTTTTGCAACTAAATTTAATAGTTCAGATACTGGAACTTTCCCAGTAATTGTTGGAGAAAGTGGTTTAGGTCAAACAGTTTTATTTGAACATGAAGTAGGAACTGATCAAGTAAATCCTGACGGTAGTACAACAACAGTTACTTCTTTTGTTAAATCTTATGACTTCGATCTACAAGCGGAAGGAACAGCAGGAGAAATATTTTTAGCGGTTAGAAGATTTGTACCTGACTTTAAAGATTTACAAGGAAGTGCAAAAGTAACTTTAGCTGTAAAAAGATATCCACAACAATCTGATACAGTTACTTCATTGAGTCCTTTTACAATTACAACTTCAACAAATAAAAAAGATACAAGAGCTAGAGGAAGATTTGTTAATATAAAAATAGAAAATGATTCTAGTTCTGAGTCTTGGAGATTTGGAACAATGAGATTAGATATACAACCGGATGGAAGAAGATAATGACAAAAATTAATGTAAGATTACCAGAACCTAAAAAAGAATATGATGTATCTAACCAAAAACAAATTAACAGAGCAATTCAAGGTATAGTAGAACAATTAAATTCTACTTACTTACAAGATTTAAAAGAAGACAATGAAAGATATGCTTGGTTCAAAGGTGGAAATAGTGGAGGGGATTGTTAGTGTCTTGTAACAATGTAAATACAACAGGTGCAACTTCACCATCATCAGCAGAAATAGATTTTTATCTTGCAGTTGCAAAAGGAGATTTTACTGGTTACACAAAAGTAAATAAGTTTGGATATAATGATTCAATTGGATCAGGTTCTTTTGAGGTAATTTGGGAAACAGGTGGACAATACCCTTATCAGTCTACTGCAGTTACTGTTGATGTTGTTAGTGATAATGCTAATGATGATGTAGCAGGAACAGGTGCTAGAACTTTAAGAATACAAGGTTTAGATGGTTCTTATAATTTAGCTGAAGAAACTGTTGACATGGATGGAACAACTACAGTTACAACCACACAAACTTTTTTGAGAGTATTTAGAATGTCTGTTGAGACTGCTGGAACATCTGGAAACAATGTTGGAAATATATCTGTAACCTATACAGGTGGATCTGATGTTGCTGCAACTATAACTGCTGGTAATGGTCAAACACTTATGGCAGTATATACTATACCTGCTGGTAAAACAGGATATGTTATAGCGATGAATTTTGGATCAGGTAAAGATCAAGAACAAACTTGTAAGTTAAAAACTAGAGATAATACTGTTGCTGATTCTGCTTTTCAAACAAAGGAATATTTAAATATTAGAGGAGGTTTTACATACTTTCCTAAAAAGGCTATAACTAAAATTACAGAAAAAACAGATATAGAATTACAAGCAATTTCAAGTTCTACATCTTCAGCATCAGGAGGATTTGAGTTAATACTCATAGATAACTAATGGCAAATATATATAAAAACGCATTTTATGATCCTACAACTACAGCTCAAGAAACTGTATATACAGTTCCTTCTGATAGAACTGCAATTGTTAAAACAATTCAAATAACTAATGAATCAGGTAGTAAGACAGTTGAAGTATTTGTAACAGATACTTCTGCATCTACTACTTACGAAATAGCTCATGCTTCTATTACAGGTCCTACAATATGTAATGTTGCTAAAGGACCAATAGTATTAGAGTCTGGAGATATACTTAAAATATCTAGTTCTGTTACTACAGGAATTAGTGCTATTGTTAGTTATATAGAAATATTTGACGAAAAAAGTGCTTAATTATATAGTTGTTTTTATAGTCAATATATTATAATTTATGAACTTAGTACGAATACCAATTCAAGAACTTGAAAAGGTTTGGGGTTTAGTCGAAAAAGATATTAAATCTGCTTTAGCTTATTCAGGTCAACTTACCGATTCAGATTTTGTTTATGAAACTGCCTTAGAAGGTAAATTCCAAGTCTGGATAATCTGGGACAAAAACCAAAAGAAAACAGTTGATAAATATTTTGGTGTTGTTGTTACAGAAATAATAAAAAGAAAATTTGGTAAAGTTTGTCATATCTATATCGCAACTGGCAGACAAAGAACTAAGTGGCAACATCTAATTAATGATGTTGAAAAATTTGCCGAAGAAGAAGGTTGCAAGATGATGGAATTGATTGCTAGACCAGGTTGGCAAAAAGTTTATAATAACTATGGGTACAAAAGAACCCATGTTGTTTTAGAAAAACAAATTAAACAGGAGAATAAAGAATGAGTTTTGGAGGAGGATCATCAGGAGGAGATTCAATACAATCAAGAGCAGTAACACCTTATGCTGCTGCTGAACCAGCATTAGCACAAATATTATCAGAAGCAGGAAAAATTTATGGATCAGGTGTTGGGGAATATGTAGCTCCTACTCAACAAACTTTAACAGGCCTTGCTCAACAAGAACAATTAGGAACTGCAGCACAACAGCAACTACAGCAAACACTTGCAGGACAATATGTAAATCCTTTCTTACAACCAATGATTCAAAGAACAGCAGGAGATATTTATACTCAGGTTGCTCAACAATTTTCAGGTGCTGGAAGAACACCAACATCCCCAGTAACACAACAACAAGTTGCAGCTCAAGTAGCACAACAAGCTTTACCTTTAGCTTTTCAAAGTGCTGAAGCTGAAAGAGCAAGACAATTAGCTGTTGCTCAACAAGCACCTTCATTAGTTCAAACAGGACAACAATTAGAGCAATTGCAAAGACAAGCTCAATTAGCTCCATTCCAAAATCTACAAAGATATGCAGGTCTTGTATCTCCAATAGCTTCTGGGTTTCCATTAACTGCACAACAAACACAAACCTCAGCTAATCCATTTACAACAGCAGCAGGTGGTGCATTAATAGGTTATGGATTAGGTGGTACATCAGGTGCTTTACTAGGTGGCTTTGGTGGATTGTTAGGTGGATTGTTATAATGAAAAAATTTATTTACGACTTAGAAACAAAAATTAACAAAAGACCTTCTAAATATATTATTGGTTTATTTATATTATTAGTTATCTCTTTTGTAATATAAGGAGTTTAAATGGGTTTGCTTGACCAAAATTATAAAGACCAAAGATTAACCAATTCTCAAAAAAAAAATATTAAACCTGCTATACAAGGTGGTGGGTATAATTATCTTGGAAAACAAGAAACTGTAACTGTTCCTAAAAAATGGTTATCTGATCCAGATCATGTGGTTGCAGAATTAGCTTATATTACACCAAGAGAAAAAAAAGTTTTAATAGACCTTAATATGTATGGTTCATTAGATGGGAAACCAAATAATGCACCTGGAGGTCTGCCAAGTTTACAAGGAGATATGGGTTCTATAGGTGGGGGAGGTTCTCCTAGTGGAGGAGATGGTGGAAATACTAGAGAAGGATATGCAACTCAAACACAATATACTAGAGAGTTAGATACGCCTAAAAGTGATGGTGGTTATAAAGAACCTGAATTACCACCAGGAGTTGTTTCAAAAGATTTTGATTACGAAACAGAAGCTTATCAAGAAGTGCCTACAAATGTAGTTCCACAATTTAATCAAGAAGGAAAATTTACAGGATTAAAAACAGATGATGTTGGTATTGTAAATGCTGAAGATTATCAAACAGCAAATATAGAAGGTTACTTAGGAGATTCTACAATATCAGATAAAGATAAAGTAGATTTATTAAATCAATTACAAGCAATTGCTAATTCCAAATATGATACTGGCAAACCTAATGTTGATTTAGAAGCTAAAGAATTTATTCAAAATAATTTAGAATCAGTTTTAAATAACATAAAACAAGACTCTTTTTATGATGATTATACTTCACAAATAGATCCTGAAGCTGCTACTTATGTAGATACATTTAGAGAAAAACCTATATCAACTTTTGCAAAATCAGGCTTTTCTTTAACAGGACTTGTGGTAAAATCAGTTGCAGATAGTTATAAAAACCAAAAAGCTCTTGAAACTTTAGGTTATACTGGAACAACATTAAGCCCTGATTACGCTGAAACAGGTGGTGGATTATTAAGCAGTCCAGAATATTTAACTGGTCAAGTAACAGGAGGAGAAGGAGTTGGTGAAGCTATTACACAATTGCCAGGATTAATTTCTGGCCAACAATTACCAGCTTCTGTGTTTGAAACATTCTTTAGTAATGTAGGTCAAGCAGGAACTGATATTATGGATAGATATGCTTCTGCTAAACAAAATTTAAACACAATAGCATTTGCACCATCGAACAGTTTATCGTATGGTATATTTGCAGATGCTAAACTAAAAGGACTAATATAATGGCACTAATAGATTTATATAGAAGATATATGTATGGACAAGCACCAGGTATGTCAGTTGATACTGGGGATGTTCCTGCAACAGGAATGGGAACTTCAGGTTTATTTGGTACAGGTGGACAACCAGGTAAAGGTGGATTACTTACTACTTTTGAAAGGCCAGATACTTCAGGTTTATTAGATGTATTTTCAAATCCTTATTTAACAATAGGTCTATCAGGATTACAAAAAGGTATGGCAGGTCAAGATATTTCACAAGCTGCTTTACCTGCAGTAACAGAAGGTTTTAGAACTTCAAGTGCTGTAGGAAAAATACAACAAGATAAAAAGAAAAAAGAATTTATTAAAAAATATGCAGATCAAGTTCCTGAAGAAGATAAAGAAATGTTTATGGCATTTCCTGAAAAATATGTATCTGCTATGTTGCAAAAAAGATTAACACCTGGAACATTATCTAAAGAAGCTTTAGCTTTATATAGACAAGCAAAAAATATTCCTGCAGATCAATTTAATGAATGGTTTGATTCTTTACCTAAAGCACAACAAGATTTATACAATAAACAAATTAGAGGAAATCTAAGCAACATGGAAGCTATTAGTCAATTTATTAAAGATCAAGAAAAATCAGAATCTAAACAAGCAATAGATGTTCCAATGGTTGATGGCCAAATAGATGTAAATAAATTAATGGATGGTATTACATATAATTTAAATGGACAAATTGTAATTTGGAACGCAAATCAAAATCGTTTTGAAAAACCTGGACAGAGGTAATTAAAATGATTAGCTTAGAACAAGCAAACCAAATAATTAAAAATCAAGAATCAATAGTAAAAGAAAAAGAAAAAGAGAAAGAAGATTTCATATCTATTGAAGATGCACAAAATATTTTAAATATAAAATCAGCAAAAGAAATAGAAGAAGAACAAGAACCAGAATTTATTCCTGCAGAACAAGCAGGTATTAAAATTAATGCATCTGAATTATTAAAAAAAAATGCTGATAAAGATTTAATTAAATCCATACAAGAAAATACTAAAAGAAATCAAGAGCAAGGTATTATCCCATTAGAACAAGCTAATCTTGAAATGAATTTAATGAAAGGTTCTGTTTTAGATGGGGGTGAAGTTCAAACTCCAATAGAAGATATTATTAAATATCAAGGTTATTATAGTTGGGATAACTTTAAAGAGAATCTTTTAAAAAGAACTTTTCTTGGTGCAGGTAGGGATCTTGGTCAAGGAACAATAGATTTAACAAATTATTTAGGAGATAAATTTTTTGATGAAAGACCATTTGAAAATGTAAAACTTCCAAAGGTTGCTGAACCTACATGGTTTGGTGGATCATTATCAAGAGATGTTCTTGGCTTTGCATTACCATTTTTAAGTTTCAATAAATTAGCAACTACTGCAAATGTGGTAACTAAGATTCCAAAAGCAACATCCCTAACAGGAAAGATAGTACAAAATTCTATAAAAGGTGCAGCAGTTGGAGGTGTTGCAGAACAATTTGCTTTCTCTCCTTATGAAGGAAGATTATCAAACTTAATAGAAAGTTTTCCATCTTTGGCAAATCCAATTACTGAATATTTATCTGCAACAGATCAAGACTCAGAAGATAAAGCAAGATTCAAAATGTTAATTGAAGGTGGTTTATTTGGAATACCTTTAGATGCTTTATTTAGTTTTATAGGTAGAGGTAAAAAAAATGGATTAAAAACTACTAAAATTAAAAATACTGATGCTCCTGTAGAAAATGCAAATTATAAAAGAAATAAACAAGCAGAAAAAATAGAATCATACACAGGTGCTAAACCAAAATCTTTAGAAGATAAAATTGATTTAAACACATCTGATAGACTAGACGATATATCTGAAAAAATAATTAATAAAAAAATAAGTAAAAAAGTTGAAGGATTTTTTGAAGATTTATTAATTCAAGGTTCTGTAAAAAGAAATCCAAATATTAGAATTAGTGAACAAATTTATGATGTTTTAACTACGCCAAGAATTATGCAAAAAGTTAACTTACCTAAGTTACTTAAAAAGTATAATTTAAAACAAGAAGAAATTATGGATTTCTTTATAGAAGGTGCAAGAACTTCTGCACAAAACTTAAATAGATTATCTCAATTATCAAAAGCTTATGGTAAATTTTTAAAAGATGGAAAAGCTTCAGATAATTTAATTAAAGAATTAGACAATCAAGGTGTTGATACAACTACATTATTAGATAGTTCCATGAAAAGATTAGATGGTCTGCGTAGAGGAGCTATGGTTGGTAGATGGTCAACTGCAATAAGAAACTTTTTATCACAAACAGGTAGAATAGGTTTAAATGTTTTATACGAAGGATTTCAATATGGTGCTGATACTTTGTGGTCATCATTGGGAGGTAGAAACTTAACTAGAAAAACAAACCCTTTAACTGCGATGCAAGGATTTTTAAATATCTTTAGACAATTTAATCCTGGAAGACATAAAAAAGTAAAAGCAGATGTTGATCAAATATTATCTTATTATCCAAAATTACAAGATCGTTTATTTTTAAGATACAGTTCTGATGTAGCAAATACTGGTGCTTTAAAAAATTATTCACCATTATCTATTGCTGAAAAGGGTGTTCATTTATTAAACTTTTTAAACAGATTTCAAGAATTTATTACAAGGAGAGCTGTATTCTTATCTTCACTAGATGCAATTGTTAGAGGAAATAAAAATGTTTATAAAGGTAGAACTTTAAATCAAATTATAAATGATAAAAACTTAATTTCACAATTAAGAAAAGATGATATTGCATCTGCAATAGATCATTCATTAGAGATGACTTATGCTGTTGAACCTAAAGGTGGTATAGGTGAGGCATTTGTTAGATTTGTAAATAAAGTTCCATTTACATTATCTCTTGCAATTCCATTTCCAAGATTCTTAGTTAACTCATTAAAATTTTTATATGATTATTCTCCATTACCAACAGTAGTTGGTGCAGGAAAGGCAGCCTTAGATATTCCATTAGCTGCTATGACTTTCTCTGCAGATGGAACATTTACAAAAAGTTTTTTTAAAAAATTAAAAAATGGTGAAACTGAAGGAATGGTTAAATCATTAATGGGATGGGGATTAATGGGTACTGCTATGCAAATAAGAGATTCAAAAATAGCAGGAGAGAAATGGAATGAAATAAAGGTAGGAGATAAAACAATTGATGTCTATCCTTATAACCCATTAGCTGCATATCTATATGTTGCTGATTTTGTAGATAGATGGCAACAAGGAACATTAGGAACAATTACTGGAAAGACTAAAGAAATTGCAAAAGTATTTTTAGGAACTAGAGGTGGTTCAGGATTATATTTAGTAGATCAATTATTAGAAAGTATTTCAACTGGTGGTGGTAATAAAGGTTATAGAATTATAAATGAATTGGTAGGTAAAGTTGCAGCTCAATACATGACACCATTTAAAACATATATGGGATTCCTAGATGCTAGAGATGGAAATATTCAAGCAGCTAAAGACACAAAAACTTCTACATTAGAAAACGCAAGACTTGATCCAAGAGTTTCAATTGTAAATAATTTCAAAGCAATATTTAATCCTGGAGAACTTCCAGACTACACATCAATTACTCATGCTGTTCAAGATGAAAATGGTAATTGGGTTGCAAGACCATTAAAACCAGAAGGAATTAATGTTGCAGGTTATGATATTCCAGGAAATGTAGTTACAGAATTAACAGGTGCAGGTATAAGACAACCTAAAAATCCTGCTGAACAAGAATTAGACAGATTAAATATTCAATATAATGAAATATTTAGAAGCACAGGTATTCCAGTTTTAGATAGAGCATATAAAAATCAATTTGCACCTATGATTCATTTAGGATTATCTGCTGTTGTGGATTCTGATGGATATAAAAATTTAAGTGTTAATATGAAAAGATTAGTTGTAAAAGAATTTATTAAAGGAGCTAGAAAAGATACGATGGAAGCTTTACAAAAAGATGCTAGTCTTGTACCATATATTATGGAATACAATATTAGTAAAATATCAAAAGATCAAAGAAAAATTATAGATGATGCTATAGGTAAAGATTATCTAAATCAATTAATATTAGAATTTCAAAGAGCAAATTAATTATGGACAACCTAGAACAACAAAACGAAAAAAAGATAATTAAACTAGAAGGGGAATTAAGGTTGATTCATCACAAGATAGACACTATAAGAGATAACCATCTACATCATATAGATTTGAGAATAAACAATATATATAAAATATTATGGTTCGTAGCAGCTCTAGGTCTAACAAGTCTAATCAATCTAATGATAACTCTAGTGAGTTAATCTCTGAACGACAAAAAAAAACTTCCATAAAAGGTACTGTTACTGAATACGAAGCCATAGCTAAATTGACTAGGCAAGGATATTATGTAGCAAAAAGCTGTGATCCTGCTTGTCCTTTTGATATTGTTATCGTTGACAAAAATGGTAAAATAGAACTCATAGATATAAAAACAATTACCTATTATAAAACTTTAAAAGGTAAGGATCTAAAAGATAAGCCTAAAGGCTCATATAAAATTCACAGAAGTCCTACAAAACAACAAAAGAAGTTAGGCATAAAGTTAATGATGGTAGATTATGATTGATAGTATTATTTATAGATTGTTCGGAATGATAGATAGATTTTTTGGTTATCTATTTGATAAGTTTATATCTGACGATCCAAGACTTAAAAAGAAAAAGAGAAAAAAATGAGAGATACCAAAGTATTAGAATCGTTTAAGAAACTTGCAGAAAAGAAATTAAAAGAGATGAATATATTTAAGAATCTTAAAAAAGAAGTAGAACATGGTGCTAATGGTACTCAGGACTATGTAATTAAAAAAGGTATTAACAAAGGCAAAGTAGCTAAATAATTTATGAGGATAAGCATGAACTATTACTTTACAGGTATGTTGATTTTAGGCTTTGTGTTTTTAGCACTTTGTATGAAGCCATTATGAAAATTAGTGAAGATACAAACATAGGATTACCACTTAGAAATCTAATAGGTTTAATTAGTGCTATAGTTATTGGTGCATGGTTTAGCTTTGGAGTTATTGAAAGACTCAATCAACTTGAGACTAAAAATCAATTATTTGAACAAGATTTATTAGAGGCTTCTGTTCAAAAGCCAATCGACCAAGAGCAATTTATGTTATTAGAGCATATTGCTGAGGGTTTAGAAAAGCTAACAATTAGAGTTGATGACATGATGAATAACAAAGTTAATATTGATAGATTACAGCAAGATGTTGAAAGACTTAGAATCGATACAGAAAAATTAAAAGATAGTGTTAGAGCCAATATTGGTAAATTAAATGGAGATCACTAATGGTAGGTTTTGTATTTGTATTATGCTTATTTATTAATGGCGAGTTAGTTGAACATAGAATACAAGATAGTTTATCTACTTGCTTAAAAATGAAAAGAGAAGCAACAAGAAATATGAATATGGAAAATAAACAATTTATGTGTGGAGAAGTACAAGCTGAACTAGAAGAAAATATAGATGGAAGTAAATCAATTAAAAAGATAATATCATCTAAATGAAATTCGTTTTAGCTTATACCATCTGCTCAGCCATTACAGGATTCTGTAATACTCCAGCAGTACACCCTATAAAATTTGACACTTGGACAGATTGCACTAAAGCTGGTGCTACTATTACAATTAAAGTAACTAACGAGTATCAACAAAAATTTAACGAGGACAAATTATACATATCTTACTTTTGTAATGAAAATAACCCTGACAAAACCCCAGCTTAAAGTATCATCAAGTAAATCAAGGTTTAGAGTTTTAATATCAGGTCGTAGATTTGGTAAAACTTATTTAGCTGTAACTGAGATGATGAAATATGCCTGTCAGCCAAATAGAAGAATTTGGTATGTAGCACCAACATTTAAAATGGCCAAAGAGATCGTCTGGGGAACTCTTAAAGAAATGCTTAATCAATTTAATTGGATTGAGGATATAAACGAAACTACAATGACTATTACGATAAGACAATCGAATAGTACAATCTCATTAAAGGGTGCTGATAACTATGATTCACTTAGAGGTACAGGATTAGATTTTTTAATCTTAGATGAGTTTGCAGATATTGATAAGAGAACTTGGTATGAAGTATTAAGAGCATCTGTATCAGATAGATATTCAAGAGATAAAAGTAGTGGCCATGTATTATTTTGTGGAACACCAAAAGGTTATGGTAATTGGTCTTATGAATTATATTTAAAAGGTAAGCAAGATAATGATTGGGAGTCTTTTCAATACACAACTATTCAAGGTGGTATGGTATCTGCTGAGGAAATAGAACAAGCTAAACAAGATATTGATATTAGAACTTTTAGACAAGAGTTTGAGGGTACATTTGAGAACTATGCTGGTAGTGTTTATTATAACTTCCACCCTGTAGATAATGTTGTTAAGCGAGAGATAGATTGGGAGAAACCTTTACATATTGGCATGGACTTTAATGTCGATCCCATGTCAGCCTGTGTTGGGCAAATAGAAAAAGATAAAGTTTATTTTGTAGATGAAGTAATCATTTATGGAAGTAATACTGATGAAATGGTGCAAGAACTTAGAGATAGATACGGAACTAAAATGCAAATATTTATATATCCTGACCCAGCATCTAAACAAAGAAAGACATCTGCTGGTGGGAGAACTGATTTATCTATTTTACAGAACGCTGGATTTAAAGTTAAGGTTAAACATAAACACCCAGCAATAAGAGATAGAGTCAATGCTGTGAATAGTAGGCTCAAAGATTCTAATGGCGAAAGACACATTTTTGTTTCACATTCTTGCAAAACATTGATAAAAGGGTTACAAAGGCAAATATACAAAGAGAATACAAATATTCCTGACAAGGAAGATGGATTCGATCATATGAATGATGCACTTGGTTATATGATCGACTATTTAAAACCATTAACTACTCAGGCAAGATTTAATTCTCCTACAAGATGGACAATGAAGTAATTTATGGCATACACTAGAGATCAAGCATTAGACACCCACAAAGACTACTCCGAAACAATTAATAATTGGGAGTATTATATTAGATCATACAATGGTGGCTATGACTATATGATTGGCCAATACCTAAACAGATATAATTTAGAATTAGATAACGAGTTTAATCAAAGACTAGCAAACACACCATGCGATAACCATTGTAAAAACATTATACAAATTTATTCATCATTCTTATTTAGAGTTAGACCAAGTAGAGATTTTGGTTCTATGCAAGATGAACCATCATTAGAAAACTTTTTAAAAGACGCTGACCTTGAGGGTAACAATTTAAACTCTGTAATTAAACAAGCACAAAATTATGCGTCTATTTATGGTCATTGTTTTTTAATGTTAGATAAACCTAATGTAACTACAAACACTAGAGCCGAAGAATTAGATCAAGATATTAGACCATACTTATCAATCGTTACTCCTGAGAATGTTTTAGATTGGAACTTTGAAAGACAATTAAATGGTA